TTATTTTGTTGAAATTTTCCTTGAGATGTCGCTCTTTTTCTTGTTGTTGAGGATTCCTACCCTGTTCCACATCTACCTGATTAGCAGCCCTAGCACGGGTGATATCCACCAGTAGGTCACTCGGTACAGTATTCGCCAACTCCAGAGCCTCAGTTAGTGATTGGCAATGGCTGGAGATAATCGCAATCGTCTCCGCTAGTGTTCCCGCCTCCTTGCCATTTGATGATGATTCCTTGGGTTTGGATAGTTCGATCAGCCAGCCGCATTCTTCACCTCTCGCAAATAGCAACTGTTCGATGTGGGATAGTGCTAACCATTCCACATCGATACCCCAACATCCCAAAGCCTTTGCTATCAGGTTTCGGAATCTCAGATCGTCAACATAGAGCTGTGCCCACGATCGATCTTCAGGTGATTCTTCGAGAATAGTTTGCAGGTCAGTCATCCGATCTGCAAATTCAAACCGCCCAAATATCGTCGTGCCGTGGATTGGGCGGACGATATTGTGGCGATCGCTAAATTCAGCTAGTGGGGGAAAGTCGATCCACCGCATTACATACTCACAGATACATCAGTCTGGACCGGAGTTAGCGCGGGGTCAACCGTCGGGAACGTCGCTTCGATCGCTTCGATGGGTGAGATTGATTCGACAGCGGTTTCGATGGTACCAGGGATGGGACTATCGAACGCTGACTCAATAGTTGCAGCCTTGGAGTCGTCAAGCAGAGCGGCAAGCTGACTAATACTAGATTCAGTGCTAGCCGCCGTTGCTTTGTGTTCATCTAGTTCGTTGCTGAGGCTGAGATTAATTTGAAGTAAATTTGAGTTTGCTTCTCTGAGAGTTGCATTCTCATTGTTTAAGGCAACGATGCGATCGGCAGCGCGGATTAGTAGATCTTTCATGAATTTGTGAATTTGTGAATCAAAACGTTGATACATCTGAATCCCGCAGATCTGCGGGATTAAAAATCTAGCAAGCAACGTAACCAGCGGGCATCTCGACTAAGTAGTGGTCATTTTCCTGTCCAGATGCAACCACCATCCGATACTCTAGTTCGAGTGTAAGTTTCTCGCCGAAGTCCAAGCTGGTAGATTTGGTGCGAATCATTTTAGGGATAACAATCTTCGTGTATTCAGTCCCGCTATCTGTAAACAGCACGCCTTGCAACCCGATATTATTGAGCTGTGCCGCACCTTGCTCCTTACCAATCGTCCGTAAACCCGCATAATTTTTAATCAGCGTGTAGGCGATCGGCGCACCAGCTTGAGCGGCATTAAAAATGATTTTATTGCCTGGTCCATCAACTCGATATTGCCCCGCAGACGGCGAACCTGTTGCCAGCAAAGTTAATGGGCCAGCGTCACCCCAAGTACCCTTTTCAATCACATAAGCCTGCACCCCTAAGGCTGTAGCGATATCAGCATCGGTAATTTCAAACGCGCCCGTAGTCGGTACGGATTTGTTGCGGAGTTCGACTAGATCGAGTGATGCAGAAATAGCCGATCGAATACCGAGTGCTAACTCTAAAGCTGCCCGATTGACCGCTTCGATCGTCATCGCACAAGTCCGTTCGACCAGTCCCTGTTTAGCTCCGGCTGGTACTTTCTGACCACAAACCATTTTATAGCTGACGATTTCAGAGCTGTTGACATTGATTTTAAATGCCACTGGTTCCGCGAATAGAAAGCCTGGAATTGTCTGATTGAGATCGAGTAAAACAATTTTACCGATCCCTGAATATAGCTGACTCATGAGTACTCCTTAATAGGTGCGGTGTAGATTGAATGGCAAGCAAATGTCATCGAGTAGACCCAGAGAGCTTGACCCATGTTTGTAAACCCCGCTTGGACGGGATAGAGTGGTTTAGTCATGCCATTGCCCACATGGAGAGCGCAGGGCATAAATCCGGTCAGAGCATCCCGAATCGCGTCTAGAATTGGGTAGACCCGCTGGTGTCCTTTGATCCGTAGGTCTTGGGAGCGGATAATCAGTTCAAACGTAATCTCACGATTTTGGGATACTGGCTTGGTTGGATTAGATACCCCACCCCTAGCTGGAGCCTCGAAAGTTTCCTTTCTAAACGCCACCCATATCTGTGTTCCAGTAACGGGGATTCCAATCTCAGCGGGATCGAGTGGTAGTTGGTTGACATCCACACCGATCGCCTGTTCGGGAGGCAAGGTGGCATTGACAGCATCGGTATACTTACCAATCTTGACCTTGAGTTGATCGATTATTGCTTCTTCGATTTGGAGGATATTAGCCATGTCAGTGAGCTAGCTTGCGACCGCCATTGATGTCCTCGATAATTCTGGCATGTGGCACAAAGATAAGTGCTTCAGCTACGTTATCGCCCTGTTGAGTGCTGACCTGTACCAGACATCCCATTCCAGGAATTTCACAAGCTTTAGTAGACTTCATCCAGCCTTGCTCTTTTGAGCTTGCCTTGCACAGCAGTTGGAACATGTCACCATTACCCACTACTTTGATGTCGGTAACTTTACTCTGGGCATCGGCAATATCAACCACATCCAAACTTTTGTCAGTCATTTAGAACCCTCCTAGATCGATACTTTTATCACCCACGCCAAAACCCCCCTAGATCGATAGCTGGTGCGACAGTACTTCTAGCACCACTCGCGTCCAGGCTTGGTGCTGTCTGGCTGATATTGGTGCCAAGCAGATTCGCCCCGATACTCACCTTGCCACTAGCCAACATCCCCAACCACTTGAGCGCGTCCTCATATCGCAGCCGCACATCTTCACGTGATCGAACTCGGTCGAGCATATACCGAGCGATGTCCAAGCAGTAACGATTTACTACTGTCGGGGTGGATATTAATGGCAAGATATAGCGAGAGGCGATATAGGTATCGATTTCAGCAGTTGCATCATCGAGAGCTTTATCAAGTGGGATGGGATCGATTGTCACTGAATTGGGATTATCGAGATTGGTGAGCATGAGAGTTTCACGCTCACCAAAAGCCTTGATAAAATCATCCACGACTGCATATGCCATTAACTATTTAGCTGTTTTGGTTTTAGAGTCAGTAGTATCGGCTTTCGCTTCGGACTTGGCATCGGTAGATCCAGTATCTGCGGTAGTTGCAGGCACTTCGACTTTGGTAGCGGGAGCTTCCACCGTCGCTGACACGGCTGCTGGTGGTGCTGGTGGTGCAACATCTGGGGCTGTTGGTACTGGTGCGGTGGTGGTAGGTGCAACATCTTCAGTAATTTCGACAATCCCCCATTGAGCCAACGAGTTCCCATCTGATTCAGAAAGATCGATGATGTCTCCAGCATTGTGCCCTGGAATCGCACCGTCCATTAAAATCTTGTAATTCATGATTATTCCTTATTTACTAGGTGGGGATACATGTCCCCAGCGGACAAGCTGAGTAGCATCGGCGATTGGAAGCAGCACTGATTCGCCTGCTTTATAGGTACGATCAGCGACGACCGGAACCAGAGTCGTACATTTAACCTTAATTTCAATAGCCATAATTCATTCCTATGTTGCAACGTTAACCATCAAGTAACCAGCATTCATACCCGTAACTACAGGCGAACGATCAACACAGCCGTAGAAGTTCCAAGAACGATTTTTCTTGGTATATTCGGCTTCTTCCATCATTAGCCCTGTATCGTTGCCAGCGATTTTCCCAGCCATCCGCATGTATGTGTAACCCCACGATGGTGTCCGTTTGTTAGCCCCAGTCTCAGGGATTAACGTGGTTTCAACGTCCATCGGCAGGGTGTTAGTACCATTACCAGGGACATGTCCCATCCAAATCGAGTTGTCAAAGAATGGGATTGTCGTGTTGGGGTCGAGCGGGTTGACGTAATCCGCCAAACTGATTAAAGCGGTCGGACAACCAAGCATTCCGCCCACAGCCTGGAGGGTAATCGGATCTTTAGAATTGTACTTAATCCGATCTTTGATGAACGGATTTTCTTTGAAGGCATTGAACGCTTTCAAGCCGCCAAATACAACCGTATTTGGCAATCTATTGATTCCCGCTAAAATCGCCTGAGTAGCGATATCCATCTGAAGGATGGGATTAACCGCAGGATTAGAGAACTGGGTTGCAGCTACTAGCGCAGCTCGGTTAGTCGCTGCATAGCCAGCAAAGTTGTTGACCAGCGTAAAGATATCAGCCTCTAGCCGCATTGCCAAACCAGTCTTGATTAGCGTTAGCTGGTCTACTTGGAGATCGATAATGTCCTCAGCCTCTTCATCTTGCTCGATCGGCAGTTTCGATCCGAGCGCATCTTGGTAGAGCGTGATATCTACATCACCATAGGCACTCTGAATTTGGAGGATGTCATCACCAGGAGCACGGCGAGTGACATACAGATACCTCTCACGGGTACGGTTAAATTGGATAACCTTACAAGCCCGTTTTGGAATCTTGACAATCGGCATGATCTTAGTACCGATTAAGCCCTGGACTGGGATTCCGTAAGCCATTGAAGTCAGGATCGGACTATTGACCCGCGCCTGACTGAGAGACATGATTGACATTAGTTAGTACCTTCGCGAGTAATGTACATCTGGAACTTTTGGTTAGCAGCAGTAGTGGCGGACATTGCCCGACCAATTACATGAAAGCCTGGTGCGACAGGAACACCGCGCCCAGATCCATCAACACCGATTACTGATCCGATGCCAACTGCCGATCCACTAATGCATTCGTGCAATCCAGCCATGCCAACCGACACGGTTTGACCTGTCACAGCATCGTCAAGCAGTGGCCCCATAATCGTTGTCGAGGCCAAGTTACCATCCCACCCGATTAGTTGCCCTGCAACCGCAGGCGCAACGCCTATATAAGTTCTGGATAGGTTTTGGAGCGACTGAGTTGCAACCCCCGTATCTTTAGCTAACGGCATTATTTTTTACCTCCCATCTGCTTTTTAAGTGCTGCGGCATAAGCTACCGAATCTTTCGGATCGACACCACCAGCGATGATTTTGTCGTGCATTTCCATCTCGTCGCCACTCATCTCACCGTCATCATCTTTATTGCCATACGACTTAAAACTCGCCTCCGTCGCCTTCTTGCCTTCCGCTTTAGAGATTTCCGCATATTCGATTTGCTTGGGCAAACCGCTCACAAATGACTTAGTAAACTCTACTAATGACTGCTTACTGCCATCGGCGGCGGAGAATGTTGCCGTATCCCCTTCTGGTAGGGCACAAAATAAAGCGACAAAGGGTGCCTTCTGAGCAGGGGCAATTTTCCCTTCTCTCACCCAACCTTCCACCATTGGTTCGTATTTCTGAGTTCGGGCGAATGCCGCCTCTTTTGCTGCAAATTCTGCTTCTCGCTTGGCAAATGTCGCCTCGCGCTCGGCAAATTCAGCACTTTTATCATCGTCTGCCATCAGAATTATTTCTCCATCATTAGTGCTAAATTGTGCCGATTTGAGTTGGTCGAGTGCAGGTCGAGAACGTCCCAAGAATCCAATATGCTTGAGCTTGTGCCCTTTACCTGGATTAGAGTGGTGCCCTGGCAGTGTCAGCTTTACCGATACTCGATTGAGTTCGCCAGAATTGACGATCGCCATAAATGCCGGATTGAGTTCATCAACCTCAGTCACGATCGCACGTCCGTTCCTTAGCCCCAATTTGGTTGCGTATCCCAGTGCGGGATTATCATCACTGGGGTGTCCTGGTACCAACGGCACACGACCCCCAGACAGATTAAAATCCGCCACCATTGCCTCGACTTGGGCATTTGTTACCGCGACTTTTTTACCCTGGCTATCAATGTGATTGCCAGGGTAAAATATCTCGATCGGCTTGTCTAATATTTCAACTGCCACGCTATATATGGTGTGATGATATTCTAATCGTGATAATATCACACTATTAGTAGCGGTTGTTAAGCATGTTCCCAGCTATTTCGGAGTTGCAGCCACAAGGCAAAAAAGCGATCGCTTACATGCGATCGAAAGGCTACAAAGTTCGCGCCCTAAACATCGTTTACTTCGAGGGTTTAGACGCTGATGATATTGCTACGGTAAATAGCGATCGAATTGACTACTGGAACGACGTGCGATCGGTGATTACCGATACAGGCGAAGTGATATTGGCGGCAACTGCCACCACTGAGCCAGGTTGGTATTACCGCGTCAACCGGATGAATACTGATGGCGCGGCGCAATTGGCGTTTGGACAATATTTAGGCTGCTGGAAGATTGGAAGGCATTTCACGCAAGATGCGCTCGTCCAGTGTGGAGAGTTACGAGTTTGCAGAGATGATAACGAGGATGGATCGAGACGTGGCGATTTAGTATGTATTGGCGATGGATATGGACTCAATCAGCACACTACTTCTAATGCCCCTGATTTAGTCGGAAAGTGGAGCGCAGGTTGTTTAGTGGGCAAATTCCCCGCTACTCACGCCAAATTCATGAGTATTTGTCGATCGATGGGATTGACAACTTTTGATACGACGCTTATAGATGGCTCTGACTTTGCGAGGTTTAGCTGAATCAGCTCAGGGCATACTTTACCACGTTTCTAGAATCAGATTTTGCCAGGTTTAATTAAGTATGCTAGCCAAAAATGTTACAATAGAAGAGTGCCCACGCGGAGAGCTTACGACTCTCGACACGCTGGCACGACGTACACCTACATACATAGGTCATAACCATGAATAGTATCACTTTAGCCGTTCAAAGCGGTAATTCTCCGTTCGATTCAATTCTGCGCTACGACGAGAAAGGGAATGAATGGTGGTCTGCGCGAGATCTCCAAAAAATGCTTGGCTACAAAGCTTGGCAAATGTTCGATAACTCAATTCAACTAGGGTTAGAAAACTTAGAATCGGCAGTAGGAGACATCTCGGCTCATGCCTTAATTCTAGAAATAACCCTGAAGCACCAGAAAGCAAAAGATTACAGGCTATCTCGAATCGCTTGCTATCATATCGCATTGGCTTGTGATAGTCGTGGAAAGCCAAACGTCAAAGCTGCCAAGCATTATTTCGCTGTCAAGGCACGAGAAGCAGAGGTAGTCATCCCCGCTCAAAACGATCGATTACGAGAGTTGGAATTAGAGTTAAGGCTAGAACAAGAAAGAAACAAGCGGATCGATCGTCAAGATTCGATGCTCATCATGCACGGGCGTGAAGTTGTTTTGGCTCTGAACGGTCAATCTGACGCGATTGTGCGCGAGCAAGTCAAGGTTACTGAGGTGATAAATCTCAGCACTGGCAACACTGACATATTTTTAAGTGCCGACCAACTCAAAGTAGAAGTTCAGCGGCGCACGGGTCAGAAGCTGAAGTCTCAGAAACATTTCACGGAAGCGTTGCGAAAAGCCAACCGTGACGATCTACTCATTCCCGTAACTCGTCAAGCAACATCCGAATATATCCATCCCGACAAATTAGATGAAGCGATCGGTATCGTCTATGGTCGCCAACGTCAGAAACTAATCGGAGAGTAACAACATTGCCAGACCCCAAAGTTAGCCTAATTGAATACGCTGGTACCAAGGATGGTCGCGACTATACCCGTGGATTTGTCGGGGCAATTCACAAATGGCTTCCATCCCAAGACTTACTGCTCGAACAAAAATCGGGTGGTGATTTGGAGCTGTACGAACTTGTGGCTCAAGATGACCAGGTAAAGTCATGCCTTCAGCAGCGGTTTAGGGCTTTACTGGCTAAAGACTGGGAGGTGATTGCAGGTGGTGAGGAACGCATCGACAAACAAGCGGCCGAACACCTTGAAAAGCAGCTCGAAGCCATCAACTGGGATAACTGTAATGAAAAGATGCTATTTGGCATTCATTATGGCTACAGCGCGGCTGAGATACTGTGGAAGCGTGAAGATGACAAGGTTGGAATCGCAGCCATCAAAGTCCGCAACCGCCGTCGCTTCCATTTCAATGCCGATCAGCAGCTCGTTCTCAAGACAATGCAGAATCCGCTTGGTGAGGACTTGCCAGAGCGCAAATTCTGGCAATTTTGCACCGGGGCTGACCATGACGACGAACCCTATGGGCGCGGCTTAGGTCACTGGCTATATTGGCCGACATTCTTCAAACGGAATGGAGTGCGCTGGTGGATGAAATTCGTTGAGAAATACGCGCAGCCGACTCGATTAGGTAAGTATCCAGCCGGAGCCACAGAAAACGAGAAGGGTGTGCTGTGGGATGCTCTTGGCGCGTTTGGCGACGATGCGCGATCGATGATTCCAGAGGGATTAGAGATGGGATTTCTCGAATCCTCGCGCGCAGGTACTGTCGATTACAAATCTCTCTGCGACCAGATGGATGCGGCGATCGCTAAAATCATCCTCAGTCAAACCATGACTACCGATAATGGTAGCTCTCTCTCACAAGCTGAGGTGCATGAAGGTGTCAAGGATGAGGTAATTGAATCTGATAGTGACCTATTATGCGAGAGTTTTAACAACTCGGTAGCTATTTGGTTGACCGACTGGAATTTCCCAGGGGCGGCTTACCCCAAAGTACGCCGGAAGATCCAAGTCGATCCCGATCCGGCAACGATGGCAGATACCGATATTAAACTGCAAGGATTGGGGATTAGCCTCAAGCCAGAAGCGATCGCGGCTAAATATGGTGAGGATTATCTGATTCCTGACAATGCCGACCAAATCCCACAGCTTAATGGTGAACAGGTGAATGCGCTGGTATCAATCGTCTCTTTTGCCAAGCAGGGCGGATGGAGTCCCGAACTAGTTGCAGGGATGATTAATGGGGCCTTCCCGAACTGGCCAGATGATGCGGTATCGGCGATTACTAAGAATTTGGGCGATGCGACACCTGTGGCAGGTCAAGTACCCGATCCTAATACTCCGATCCCAAGTCCCGATCCGAATATTCCAGCACCACCCGCCCAGTCATTAGATGATGTCGCGGCTCAGTTTGCAGAGCAACCAGACCCAATCGATCCCATCCTCACTCAACTAAAACCAACCGGTGATGCTACCTTCACTGAGTGGTTTGCTACGCTGCAAGGTTTGATGCAGGAAAGTGACAACCTCGTCGAATTTAGGGATAAACTCACTGACTCTTATCCCGATCTCAATGCGGCTGAATTTAAGCAAGCTATGATTGATGCGTCTACACTTGCCGGAATGCAGGGATATGATGACGCGGCTAGCGTTGGAGACGAGAGCGATGATGCGACTCAATTTAGCGAATTACTCGGATCTATTCCCCTATCTGAATATCCGACAATTCTGGCAATCGCCAATAGTCATTACACTGATGGCATCGATCGATTAGATAATGCTCGACTCAATGACGACGGTTCGCTTATCTGTGTGGGCATAGATGGTGGTAAACAAGTAGCAGCTAAAATTACCGACACTAAAATAAGTATTCGATTGCTGAATAGTAATGCCGAATTTGCTGCACCCAAGAACAATGGTTCTCTCAAAAAGAAGACTTGCAAAACTGGTTTAAGCTGTGGCGGAACGTGTATTTCCAAATCTAAAGTTTGCGCTCGTGCCTTATCGATCGAGCAACAAAAACAGTTTAAAGAGTTGAAAAAACGCCTTAAAGCTGGGGATTTGGATGCAGCAGAGGGAATTCAAGATCTCAAAGATAAGCAACAAGGGAAGGAGCCGAACCCCTACAAAGGTACATCGCTTGGAGAATTATTTCTCGAAGCTGATCGAGTTGGGAATAAGTATCAAACTCAAGCCGAGATCGATGTTTTTAATGAAGCAAATAGCAAGGCTGGAAATGCTATTGACGAGTTAATTGACGAATTATATCCTGATGATGGCTCTACCTCCACAATCGGCTATACAAAACCAGAAGTAGCCGCCAAAACTAAGGTTGTGAAAAAGAAAGTTGCTGCGGGGTATGGAAATGCACTAGATCGAATAAAGAAGATGGCAGAAGATCGCAAAGCCGAATCTAAGTCACAGGCATCCCCGAAATTAACAGCAGAATCAACCATTGCCGCAATCGAAGCCTCTGATATGCGAAAAATGGATAAACAATCGGTAATTTCGGGGATTAAGAAGTTAGATTTTACCAAAGAATCTCACATTGCTTACGCAAAAGCGAGTGTTGAAGTGGCAGGATTTTACAAGAAGCAAGAAGATGGAACTATCCTTGATACCGACAGTGGTGGCACAACATCTAGCTTTGATCGATCAAACGAACTGATGCGAATTAGTAAGCGCAAGGAAATTGATGATGACGCTGCTGATGAAGCTGGCGGGTTCTTGCGGCAAGGATTACGAGGAGGTGCGAAAAGTGCTGTCAACAAAGCAAACGTCTTGTTAGCTCAAGATATTTGGAGCCGACTAAGCGACTCGCAGAAGAGTATTTTTGCAAAGCAAATTCCTGATTCTTACATAGAGAGTTCATTTGATAAACAACTTTCGGATAATCCTTTTATCAAAGAACTAAAAAAAATAAGAGGTCAAAATGCCTGATGTAAATCCCGACAGATTAAAATTTCAAGAAGCGATCCGACAGCCTAGTTATAGGCAACTCTGCGACCTAATAGAAAAACTGGCAGATGCAATCGACTATTATCGAGAAATAGGACTAGAACATCCATATGAGCTTTCTGCTTTGATCGAGAAATAGGACTAGAACATCCATATGAGCTTTCTGCTTTGATCGAACAACTCAATTTGCTCCAACAAAATATAAACGCAAGCAGAAAGAAGCCTCCCGCAAAAGCCAAAACTGATGCTTATAAAGAAATTGCCGACTTAATTAAAACTGGGAAATTATAAACATGGATGTTGATGCAATATTACGCGAGAGTTCTGCTTATTTTGAGGCACTTGAAGAGGAAGGGTTCGATTCTTCAGTCGAGTTTAATGCTGAATCACCCGACCCGATCGATCCCATCCTCACCCAACTCAAACCAATCGGTGATGCTACCTTTGCTGAGTGGTTTACCACCCTCCAATCCCTCATGCAGGAGAGTGAGAATCTGACAGACTTTCAGGATAGATTACTCGATACCTATCACGACCTTGACGCGGCTGAGTTCAAGCAGGCGATGTTGGATGCGAGTGTGGTGGCTGGGATGCGCGGTTATGATGATGCGGCTAGTGTGGATGAAGGCGAGGAAGCCGCTCAATTTAGCGAATTACTCGGATCTATTCCCTCATCCGAATATCCGGCAATCCTATTGATCGTTAACAGTCACTACACCGATGGTATCGATAGACTAGACAATGCTCGACTGAATGACGATGGCTCGCTCATTTGTGTGGGCATAGACGGGAATAAACAAGTAGCTGCTAAAATTACCGATACTAAAATCAGTATTCGATTGTTGAATACTGATGCCGAATTTGCCACTCCTAAGAGTAATGGTTCTCTAAAGAAAAAGGCTTGTAAGACTGGGTTGAGCTGTGGGGGGACGTGTATTTCTAAGTCAAAAGTATGCGCTCGCGCGTTGTCAATCGAGCAACAAAAACAGTTTAAAGAGCTGAAAAAGCGACTTAAAGCTGGCGATTCTGAAGCTCAAAAAGGAATTGAGAATCTAAAATCTGAACAACAAGGATCTAGATCACAGAAAATATCAAAATCAGAGGTTAAAGTTGAGACTAAATCAACTACGGAGCCTAAAAAAATGACTACTTCAACTACTCCAGCCAGCCGTCAGAAAGCAATGTTTGTCAATATCGAAGATATCAAAACTGACTCCAAAGCTAGCGATTTTAACGCCAAGGAAATTGATTTGGTTGCTAACTCAATCCTTCAAGCGGGCGGCTTGTACCGCCCGCTGTTAATCAGCCAAGACGAAACTGGATACAAGTTATTCCCAGGGCACGAACTAGCGTATCACGCTTCTATTCGAGCCAAAGAATTGGACATCAAAAAAGCCGAGGAAGCAAACGCTTTTATCGTCAGCAAAGACCATGCTCAATCTTCAGAACAACAAGTCGATCGCTTGAGAGGGTCTGAACCTAAATTATCCGAACCGGAAGGTGATTTTATAAAGCCATTTCGATCTTCTGGGCTTGTTGACAAAAAAGCCATGTGGGTGGAAACCAGCGCAATTAAAAGCAGTCGCCCTGCTAGCGATTTCGATCCCAAAGAGATTGAGGATTTAGCTGATTCAATCTTAGCCAATGGTGGCTTGCTTCGCCCAATGGTGTTAGCTCAAAAAACTTACGACACCTATGAGGTCTTGGATGGACATCTAGCCTACCATGCCTCTGTTCGAGCCAAACAGAAAGACCCTCGCCAAACAGAAGAGGTTAATGGATTTGTAATCTCACCTGATAATATTCAGAATGTTATGAAACAATTAAAGATGGTGAAGTAGATGGCAGAAGATAGGAGCTGGATAATATCTCAATTACCATTCTCGGAGGCTATAGAATTTTTTAGCCAGAAGATTGGGATAGATACAGATAGCTGGCTTGAGGGGGCTGGCACTGTTCAGAATGTTGCCTTCACGTCTGCTGGTGCAAAAGGTCAAATCCTTCAAGATATCCGTGATGCAGTCGATTCGGCAATTAACGATGGTATCTCGATCGCTCAATTTGCCAAACGGTTCGACCAGATCGCCGATAGCTACGTCGATAACTGGCAATTAAAAGGAGATAGGGCGTGGCGTGGGCAACTCATCTACAGCCAAAATCTCAGGCAAGCTTATGGTGCTGGTAGGTATCGGCAGCTAACTGAACCATCCACGCTCAAGAGCCGCCCTTATTGGCAATACATTCATGGGGATTCTCGCGTGCCCCGTCCGACTCACTTGGCGATGAACAAGAAGGTGTTCCCTGCTGGTAGCATCAATTCTCATAGTCCTTTCGGCTTCAATTGTAGATGCCAAATCTTTTCACTCAGTCAGCGTGATATCGATCGCGAAGGATTGAAGGTCGAGGACGTATCATATTTCCAGGCAGATAAAGGATTCCAATACCTACCTGGAAAGCTGACCAAAGAGCGGCGTGACGAGCTATTGAAGGGATTAGACCCAGATATCCGTAATTTAGTTTTAGGGGACACTGAAGCTGAATTTAAGCTACCTGAGGGCACTACTCGCCGCCGAAATGGAAGCAACCAGATACTCAAAAATAGTCGCTGGCATCGAGCGGACAGACAGGAGAATGAAAAACGCGATCGACTCGAAAGAAGAAGCGACATTTTTGAGCTAACCGAGCAGTTTGAGGATGACATGAAAAATGGCACCGCAACATATGAATCAATTGCTGAAAAGTTCCTGCATGACCTTACACAAATGGGCGATCGAGATGCTGCCGAAGCTCAGGTCAAGTTGATGCAAATTAATGCCTCCAGTGAAATCGCTAGGACTGTCACCGCTCGTAATGCGGCTGATTTCCTCCAACTGATTGATAAACCGATTGGATTGAAAACCATCGATTATGTCAACGACTCCAGAGCACATGCCACACTATCAACAGGCGCGATTCAACTAGACGGGGAAGATCGTCCAAGTGAGAATCGATCCACTCAATTTCATGAAATGGCTCACCACGCCGAATTCAGAGACAAGGAAGCTGGTAAAGATGCTGAAGATTGGGTGAAATCTCGCGCCACTGGTGAGATTAAGCTACTCTCAACATTGACAGGGAATAAGCGATATGGGGGCGACGAATCAGCCTTGCCTGACAATTTTATCGATCATTACGTTGGGAAGCTATATGGCAATGGACTTACTGAGGTACACTCGGTCGGACTAGAAGCTTTCTCAAATCCTAGAAGCTTGGTAGATTTGTATAAGGGCGATCCCGAACACTTTAGATTAATGATGCGCTTTATTCGCAAATGATTAAAATTGAAATTGATGATGCAATATTATCTCTCGACGTAGATCGTCCAAACATTAGATCTACTCCTATATGGTCAGGGGACAGCATTGAATTAGCTAAATGGCTTCCAGGTCGATACGGCATGTTTGGGCATAGAGTGGGTAATTTCCCCTATGCTGCGGATGTGATCCACGCTCTGATTGTGGGTAAGAAAAAATACAAGGTTTTAGAAGGGCAAGATATTCTCGATTTGCCAATACCTGAGCTATCAGAAGGAGCCATATCATGACTCAATTTCAAGATGACATATTCAATGAGATGACCGCAATCTCAAAGCTTGATGACTTGAACAAAATCTGGGATCGTTGGAACAAAATCGCTGATACTCTGATTGGCAATTTATCACTTGCCGATATTCAAAAGGACATTCAGTTTGGCAATGACTCTGAGTGGGATCTCGAATGGATACAAGGACGATTCGAGTATTTGGCAGATCGTGCCGATCCGATGCGATGCTATCAACTAGATTTCGCTATTCGGCTGCTCATGGGCAAGACTTTGCGTGAATGCGAGGGTCTATGACTAATATCCAAATCACCATCGACGACACCCAGCTCCAAGGCGGCATCTCTGAACTCAATGCCAAACTTGCCAATCTTCAGCCTGCAATGGTCGATATTGGTGAGTCAGCACTTCGCAAAGTTCGCAAACGGTTCGATACTTCCACTGCCCCAGACGGACAGCGGTGGAATGAACTCTCAGAGGCTACTATCAAGGCTAAGACACGCCGAAAGCGCACTGGACGACCTTACAGGACGAATGCCGAACCATCAGCCATCCTGAAGGATACATTTACGCTTCGGGATAGCATCACATATCAACCTACCAATAGCAGCGTGGCGATCGGTACCAATATTTTCTACGGGGGGTTCAATCAAGCTACCCGCCCATTCCTGGGTGTGGATGATGAAGACGCGATCGAGATTGTAGAGATTATTAGGGATTATTTGGAATCATGACACCATCAGAAATCAGGCAGACGGCTGAATTCACCGCAGCACAAACACTTTTGGAACCTTATCGTAATTTGCCATATAAGGATAATTGGGAGACGATCAATGCAATCATGGCTACCTTGACTGAGATGTGCGATCGCGGATGGGAAGCTTGCAATTGCTGTCCTGATGGGTTCAATCAAATCGGATTTTTCACAACCTCAGAGTTCAAATTTCCTTATAACGCTATCTAATACCAAATAGCCGTACAATACAGGCATACACACTAGACACAGCAGTCATGCCAGGGAAAAATCTTAAAGATGCAGTTACTAACGTCTGCGCCTTTGCCGCAATGATTGGCGGATTGCTAACGATCGGCGGACAAAATAATTTCTTACCCAAGAAATGCTTTGACGCGGGGGTAGCATTGGTTAGTGGTGCAGGGGTAATTACGAGCTTCTGCACGGGCAAGAAAAACGATCTGGACTTGATTGCTAGAGCAGATGATTCCAGACTAGGGGGGGGAGAATAACCAATGGCTAATTTCGATCTTGAAGTGTACATAGAAACAGGTGCGGGTGATACCCTTGGCGAAAAGGTAGGGCAAACCACCGACATTTATTTCCCAATTTGGAAAATGGCAATCGGGCAAAATATTGAAGTATTACAAGGTCAAAGAGCCAGTGACGTGGCGAATACTATGGCAAATGCACTGTCTGTTTTTCGTAACTCACCTGGGCAGTTTGCAAGCTTAACAGATCAGCAACGATCATTGCTCCCCCAAGCCGAGGCATATCTAGATAAAATCCACGACCTTTGCTTGCAGCATCCCAATTGTAACGTTCGATTGTATGGAGGCTCACTGGTCTATTAGGCAAGGGGAATAGGTTCGTAATGGCTCGTAATGGCTCGTAATGGCTCATAATGGCAGTTTTAAAAGTCGATCTACTACCAAAGAAAATCAGAGCTGAGTTTGATCGCAAATTAATCGAACAGGGGTTTGGGGGATATCAGATATTATCCGATTGGCTAGCAGAGCAAGGGCATTCGGTTAGCAAAGATGCGATCGGTGACTATTCCAAAAATCTCAAAGCTCAAACCAGCAAGCTGAGAGTAATTCACAACTTTGCAACCGCCTACGGATACGAACTACCCGATGATGAGGGTACGGTTGCTAAAATGCTGACTGGCTTGGTTCAGGTCGCGTCCTATCGTGCTTTGGTGCAGATTGTCAGTGAGAGTGAGACATTAGATGCTGACTCAGACATGAATGGGTTTCTCAGGCGACTTGAAACAGTTAGTCGAATATTAGGGGGAGTTAGTCGATCAGATGTGGCAACGCTCACCATTGCTAAACATGCCGCAGATGTCAGAGCCAAACAAGAAGCCGCGCTCGATGAATTGGGACAAAGCAAGGAAGGTGTCACGCAAGATTTCTTAGATGAAATTCGTACCAAGATTTTAAGAATCTAAGGAGGTTATATTAGTACTGCCTCAGTCACCAAGTCCAAATCTGAATCCCCTAATTTAGGGGTAAATTTTTATCAGTTTCAAAAAGATTACTTAAACGACCCAGCACTGTATATATCAGTTCTTTGGTGCAGGGGCGCAGGGAAGTCTAAGCTTACCGCACTAAAAATCGTTCTCGATGTCTTCCAGTCAGAAGTTGATCGCAAACCTTCTGACTGGCTAATCGTATCGGCAACATCAGGGCAAGCCAAGGAAGCACTTACTCACGTCGCAGGATGGGCGCAACTGTTTTACGCGATCGCCGTCAAAATTCAAATCATCGAGACTGAGGTTGAGTTCAGGACTGAGGACGGGAAGGAGCGGTACACCCTATACGAAATCCGATTAGGAAAGAGCATTCGGATTAAAGCATTATCTGCTAGTCCGAATGCAATTCGGGGCTATACAGCAAATATTTGGTGGGATGAGGCGTGCTTCTTCAGCAACGACAGCGATATGTTCGCGGCATTGATGCACTGCACTCGCGGTTATTTGAAAATGTTCGTGACTTCCACACCCATCGGTGGCCCCGAACGGAAGTTTCATCAAATCGTGCATGACACTACCGAAGTCGATGGTGTGCCGCTCTGGAG